TATTCTTTGCAAATCGTTACGCAACTCGCCACGCGACACAAAGTCCTCGCGTGTCCTGTTTATCAAGATATCCAGCCGCTTGACCTCACGCGCTTGTGATCCGAGGAACCAGCCGCCAGCCATGACCAGAACGCCAATCAAACCGTCTATTATGTGAACTAAATCCATCTTTAATTAAAGTTCTTGTGCATCTACCATTTTCTGATATGCAGTCTTTACAGCATCAGTCCACACGGCATTGCAGATAGCTTGTACTTCTGCTGTTTCACCGCTGATGTCTGTGTCGGACCAACCGCTATCTGTTTTTACACTAGGTGACACTTGGTGCCGATGAAAACTACGATTAATTTCCATACCATCTTTTTTAATCACAGTTGCGGTGCGAACTTGTACGATTTTATGGTCGCCAACTACTTCAATCTTGTCTTCTACTGTTTCTTCTGTTAGTGCCATATCAGTCTCCTATGCTGTTCTGTAAGTGCCACTTGCTATTATTCTTGCGCTATTTCCGAATATTCCAAGCCCGTTGGTAATGTTTGTCCCTGCGCTTGTCAGGCCGACGGCCATGAAACCACTTGACCCAACAGATTGAAACTGTACAAACACGGGACTGACAGCCAAAGTGCTAAAGAAACTAACTGCCAGTGCGTCGTTATTTACTGAATTGAAAGGATGTCCAGAAACAAGAGTTGTATTACTGTTGTTTACTTGGTTGATTGCAATATCAAAATAAATGTGTACCAAATCACCAATTTTTACATATTTTCCTATCTGTTGTGTGCCATAAGTAGCAGGAGTTCCAGAACTTGTTGTTAACACTGGAGTCCAAGTGCCTTCTTCATAGTCGTCAAGAAGTTCACTGGTCGCGCCACTAGCATCACCGGTTGCAGCAAAACTAATGCCATGACCACTTGTGCCAATCACAAGGTCGCCGTCGCTAACAGTCACATCTTTATTTGTTCCAAGAACAAGCACATTAGCAGGAGAACCAGCGGACGCAGAAGTAGCAAGTGTAATTGGTTCAACTGCAAGCGTTCTAATCTTCATACCGCCAGCATCAGACATCTGAATGTCACCACCTGTGTTGGCTGTGCCATTTGCTTGAAAAAGAATTTGTGTTCCGTGAGATGAGTTAGCGTTATCTAGAAGGAGTGTTCCAAAATCTCCACCAACCACAGATAATTTGTTTGCTGGGACGTTAGTCCCAATGCCGACTTTATCATTACCCGCATCCACAACCAGCATGTTAGCGTTGCCGTTGGACTCAACACGGAAGTCTAGGTCTACACTATCCTCATTAAACACAGTTTCGGCAGCAAGACACTCTATTCTGCTACGATTCGTGCCATCTTTATTCATTGTTATTTCCAGCCCCATATCTTCACTGCCATCAGTAGCATCTAAGATTTTTGACTGGATTAAACCGTAAGTGTGTACGTCTCCTGCTGAATTATCATTACGGAATCTAAGTAAACCTACAATATCATTGGCCGCAGGGCTGCTGCTGTCTCTTATTAAATCTATAAAAGGACCACCACTTGCATCTGCGTCCGTAGATTTTATAGTAAGCTGTGCAGTGTTATCGGCAGTAGTGATTGTTGCGCCAGCAGATGATGTTATTGCGCCGTCGACTTGCAATGTGGACGCCATATCAACAGCACCATCAATGTCTACGACATCTAGGTTTGTGGTGCCGTCCACGTCAATGTCTCCGCTAATATCCAGTGAGCCGAATGTTCCAACGCCTGTCGTGGTGATATTGCTAGAACCGTTGTCTATCGCGCCAAAGCCGCTTGTGATGCTGCCAGAATTTAGTGCGCCTGTTGTAACAAGGTTAGGCATGGCGGTGATTTCATCATCAAAGTAGGCAGCCAGGTCTGTGACTGCCACTTGCTTCATGGTGCCAGCATCGTTGAATACGACACGGTCAGCGTCTGCCACAGTGGTGGATGACGCAGAGGTGTCGCCATCCATGATGTTCAGCTCTGCCGTGGTGGCAGTCGTAACCAAAGTAGCTTCCTGCCACGCTGAACCGTTGTACACCTTTAAGACATTGCTTGATGTATTAAAGTACAAGTCACCAGCGGTAAGGGCATCACCATCGTTGTCGGTGCTTGGATCACTAGACTTTGCCCCTAAGTAATTATCATCGAAAGCATCCAGCGAGGCTGCCGCAGAGGTGGCTGATGCGGCGGCGGCAGTAGCAGATGACGCCGCTGCCGTGGCAGATGATGCCGCATTTGATGCCTGGGTTGAAGATGTTGATGCGCTGGTCGAGGCATTGGATGCCTGGGTTGATGCCGTTGAGGCACTGGATGCGGCTGCAGTAGCGCTTGACGCCGCAGCTGACGCGCTTGTGGTCGCAGACGCAGCATCAACAATCAGGTCGTATTTAGCGCTGTTGGCGTTAGTTGTCAGGGGCTGTGAGCCAGAGCTTGTGTGTGCCTCATTTACAAAAAAGATATTGCCAGTGCTAGTGTCTTTGACCAGGTCGCGCACAGCATAGCTTGTCGATGCTGCCCAATCCCCTCTGTTCGTGCCGAGCTCCTGGGTGACAGATAGATTCCCAGATGCATCAAACGCAAAGACCTTGTTGGCCCGGTCTGTGGCTGACACTGTAAACTCAGAGTTTGTAATGGTGTTTGTCACAGATGCTTTGATAGATCTGTCCAGCTCTTCCTGCATCTGCTGGGTGACAAAGGTTAGCCGGTCAAGCGCATCCTCATGGCTCTGCGCCGGGAACGGGTCATTCTCAACGTAGTCGGTGCCTTGTGTCAGCGTAAGCTCACGCTGGATAACAACAGTCTCGCCGCTGGCCGGTATATTGCCTGAGGTGAAAACGACATTGCCGCCAGTAGCCACCCCGGCATTAGTAACCGTGTAGTGGGTGCTGATCGTTTTTAGCGTCTCTGTGCCGGCGCTAGTCCTGATAAAGACCTTCAGATCACTGTCGGCAAATATCTTGAAGGTATAGGCAAAGGTGTCCAAAGACCCGTTGCCAGAATAGCTAACTTTATTTGCGGTGCTTGATACTGTCATCTCAATACTTCCATAATGTTATCTGCCTGCTTAGATCTTTTGTCGTTTGCTCTTCCAATAAGCTCCAGCAGCTCAGGGCCAAATTCTTTGTCGGACATCAAGTCAGCTTTTGCCATTTCCCTAGCTGATAGCGTGGCGCTGCGCAGCATCAAGATGGCCTGATCTCGGGCCAGCTTGTCTCCGTTGTTTACAAAGGCATTGCGGAACTTTTGATATTCCGGCATCCCCACAGTCTGGGTAATCGTTTGCAGGGCTCTCATGCCGGCATAGTCGTGATATCGGGCTTTCATCATTGGCCCAAACTCAATCATGTCATCAAAATTGCTTGGGTGATCTGTCGGCCCCCATTTAATAGCCTTGAACTCCTGGTCGAGCTCAAAGGCCTGTTTAGCGCGAGCGGGATCTGGGTCCAGCTGGTTTGGCCCGAACTGCCCCATGTATATCGGGCTTACCAAATCAGGGCCAAATGCTTCACTTGTGTAAATTGTTTGCCCCCAAAAGTTACGCCGGGCTGGCAAAGAAGAACTTAAACCAGGGATTTGAGATCTAAATGAGTCAACAGCATCAACAGCCGCCCTTACCTCTGGGTCCATCATACGTTCAACAGCTGCAACCCCGCGTGGCGTCAAAGATCGTATGAAGCTATCAGCTGTAGATTTTCCATAACGAACCGGGTCATTTAGTGTTTTAACCAAGTTACTAAAGCCCTGCATAAATGTCTTGTTGGTCAGCTGGTTTCCAACAACAGCGGCGACAGCCGCATAAATATCTTCGCTTTTGTCAGCATCCATACCGCCGTATTGCATTGCTTCGCCGGCATCTGCCGCCATTCCTAAAATCGATGAAAATGGCTCTGCTGTTTGGTAGCTAAAATACTCGTCACCAATTTTGACAGAATAAGGGCGCCACCCACTACGCATCATTGATGCTCGCAGGCCCCTATCAGTTGGACCTCTTCCAGTAACCTCCCCAGTTTGAGAAAAATGGAATATTAATGCCGCAGTCATTGTGCCTAGCGAAAGCCTGGCAATCGCCAAATCTCCAGCAGCTTTGTCAGCCATAGACGCGCCGGGCGCATTTGCTCTTTTTATTGCTCTTGCGCTCTCACCATAGATCGCGCCCACAAAAGAGCGATCCAACATGGCGTATTTAAAAGCATTATAAGGCGTTTTGAAGAATGGCAGGAAATACCTCATGCCAGGTATTTTCCGCAGGCCGCCAATGTTTCTGCCAACCTCGTCTAAATCAGTTTGCAAGGTCACATATTTTGCGTGGGCATCAGCATGTTTGATGGCTATCGCTGGAGGGTCATATAGGTAATTTGCAACGTGCTCTGCTAGGTCATCCCCTTTGAAACCTTTCTGCCGCCCAGAGCGCATGGCCGACTCATACAAAGACATGCGGTGTGCCACTACCTTGAAATAAGTATCTTCAAATTCTAGCGCCCGTGTTGGAATACGGTTTATTGTTAATAGGCGTCCTAGCGCGTCTATCGATGTTCCCATCGGACCCTGAGCGCCAAAGGCTTCGGCGCTAAAAGCATGTTCCACTCGTTTGTTTTTGTTGCCAATCATATTAGATGGCTGAAAATCAATTTTTGTACCTGGCAATGGTTTCTCGCCAGTTGCAAAACCCCTGGCTGCAGCGCCATACGCATCCCGCAGCCCCATAATGGCACCGAACACAGAGGCATGAGCGTCAGCTGCTGTGACGCCACCCCGGCCGCCCAAAGCGCGCCTCATGCCACCAACCATTGCGGCACCGTACATCTCCGGCACATGCGCGCCAGTAGTAAGAAAAGCACCAGTTACGTTTTTAATATGAGTAACTGGATTACTTAGCAGGCCGTTAATCCACATTTCATAAAAGGCATCCAAGCTCTCACGCACTTTTAGTTTTGTTACGCTCCTGGCAAATGCTGCCCTAGCGTGTTGAGAGCCTGATTGACGATATGCTTTTGCCATATCACGCACAGTGCCGGCACCGCCAAAATCGTCCAATATAGTGGTCGTTGCAGCTGCCTTCATTATTGGGTCTTGGTCGCCGGAATAGTTCCTTGCGGGTATGCGAAAAGACGATAGCGCCCTGGCAATTTCGGTCTGAGCGCCTTTTACTTGCGCTTGTAACTGGGACACAAGTTCTAGCTGTGTGCGGAATTTAAGTGCGTCTGAATCACTACCTGTTTCAGCTATGGCTGCCAGCCTATCCAGAGTGTTCATTTCTGAAACTAACAAATCCCTCGCGGCAAGCATTGTTTCAGCATTGAAAGTTTCGCCACGTTCTCTGCCCAGTATTTTGGTTTGTAATACTTTTTTCTGAGTAGTTCCCAAGAGATTGGCCAAATCTCTAACAGCCTTATCTTTCATTTCATCGCGAGCAGCTCCAGAGATATCGGCTCTGTAAGTCTGGCTTATGGCCTCAATAGACGCTAAGACCCTCCCCTCATCTGGTATTTTTTCATCACCACGAGCGCCAACTGCCCGAAAATCGCTTAACAACCCCTCATCACTCACTTGAGAAGGTCTATTCATAGCTTTTGCCACAGCAGCTGCCTCTGCCTCTGTGGGTTTGATATTCACGCCGTCACCTTGGTAAGGCGCGGTCATTGCTTTAAGCTGTGCCTCATAAACAGGATCAACCGAAACTGCATCTGTAGCAATCTCAGGGGCTGCCGGCTGTGGCTGTGTCTGCAACTCGCGCAGGCGCTGTTGAGCCCTGTTCAGTACCGGGCCACCTACTGCCTTGCCTAGCGCGTCAAATAGCCCAGCAGTCTGGACGGGCTGCATTTCATTGCCCTCTAACGGGCGCAGTAAATCGCCCTGCAAGGCCATGCCCTCAGGTGTCTTAGGATCTGTAAGTGCCATGATTTTCCCAGCAAAAAGGGCGCCTCACGGCGCCCCTACTTTATAACAAGGTACTATAATTCTGAGGCGTTGGCTACAGCCTCTTGATTTTTCGCTCTAGCTGCTGCGCGCCTTTCCCACTTAGGAATAGCGGCAGTCATTTTGTTATCTAGCTCATCACCAAGCTGACCCCACTCAGCTAACGTCTGGTTGTGAGAATCAACTCTGCCCCGCGCATTTTTACGAACTGTTGATGTTCTTCGTCTGATGCTAGCCTTTTCGGCGCTCGTGAGCCCATCGCCTGTGATGGCGAGGTCTTTTGTGTCACCCCTGAGGAAGGCTGTGATTGCATCGGCTGTTGTGCTTGTCCCGGCGATTGATTGGATTTGCTGGGCTGCTTCATCTTCCCATCCTTTTAGCGTTGCTTCGATGATTTCATCGTAGGCTGCCCCTGTGCCGTCATCCTCGACATAGTTTTTGCCGTAGTCACTTTTGTACGCCGCTCTAAATGCTTTCACATTCTGAGCGCCGAACTCATTTTCTAGGAAATCTGTCGCTCTGTCAATGGCATCGGCGTCTGGCCCCTCAGCCCCATCATCAGTAAATCTAGGGTTTACGTCTATTGCTAGTCCACCAGGCGTTTTGCTTGCAGACACTTCAAAGCCCTCACCGAGCGCCCGTGAAACCCCTATGATAAGCTCTTCTGGCACCGTCTGTGTCCAAGGAAAATACAATGTGTTAGTTTCGATGTAGCCCTCTGGCAAAGCCTCATTTAAGTTTATATTTTTAATTTCTGCAGCAGCCATGGCCTTTTGCTTTAGACCTTTTCCTGCCATCGCATTGAAATATGCGATCTGGTCTGGTGACATATTTTTGAGCGGTATACGGATATTTGGTGCAGCAGCTCCCTCAAATGTGCCGCTATAAGCAAATGGGTCTGCCTTTGTTGGCGCGGAAATCCGCGTAACCATTCTTGACTCATTGGTCGCTAGGCGAACAGTTTTTTCCCAAAGTGTCTTGCCTCTGGCGCTGGTATACATGCTGCCAGTGAGCGTACCAAGATATTCTTGTTGCGTTAGTGTGTCGCCGGCATCTCTTGCCGCAGCAAAAATGCTAGCGGCCTTTTCACCAGATGGCGTTAGCAATGTGCCAAACTCAACTGTTGCTTTTGGCGCCTCTCTGTAGCCGGGCGTTGTAGGGCGCAAAGCGTCAGCAACACGCGGGTCCATCAATACATTTCTTGTTAAAACGCCGCCAGGAACATTGATGCCGGCACCCTCCAGCTTTTGAACAAGACGGCCAAATTCTGAAGCGTAATCATTGCCCTCAACAGACGTAACCTTAGATGTATCAATACCATCATCAGCGGAGCGCATTTGCACCCACTGACGTGCTTGTTTTTGCCAGCTTTGGTGTGGAATACCCCCAGGACTTTTTTGATTTGTAAAGTCACGCAGTTTGTTTGTGTATTTGCCGAACACCTCATGCAGGGCTTGGTTGCCACTCAATTGACCGTCTGTAATGCCATATGCTTTTGCCACCCAGACATCATTTACCGCTATTGGATAGCGAACAGGCAAACCGCCAGTCAAAGCAAGAGTGTCAGAAAACATGCCGGTTTTATTTGCTAAGTCAGAGCTGACGCCAACCCCTTGGCGTTGCAACGCGGCTTCTACAGTTGATTGCGTTGTAAGATCAACATCGACAGGAACCCCGCGCAAATTTTGCGAAAGCACAGAAACAGCTCGCTCTAAATTAGGGCCAGGACCGGCTCGCGCTGATGTAGCGCCAACCAAATCGACAAACATCATGTGCTCATCCATGCTTAAGTCTGGCAAACGATCTACAAAACTTTCTCCTGAGAGCTCATACCAAAACTGATGCCTGTTGGGCAGGCGCATAGCCAAATCCCAAGATTTAGCAGGAAACGCCTCCCAAGTTGCACCCGTTCTACTAACAGAGTCACGCGCTGCCTGGCTAACCTCACTGAGCGTTTCTTGCCACATACGGGCAAGATCTGCATCTGATCCAGCAAACCCTGGACCGCGCTGATTAAGTGTTTCTTCGGGCAAGTCTGACCAACGGCCACCGCCTGGCGCCCCAGCAACATACGTACCACCAGCAACTCGTTCAGCCTCAGGCACAGTGATATCAAGCCTTTGACCAACAGATTCGGCAGTTTGCCGTGTATCAGCCTGAGCTGCGGCCAAATCATCAGTTGTTGGTGGGGAGGTTTTTGGCGGGATTGTTGTTCCAGGTGCTACCACCTGTCTTTGCATCCCTCTGGCTACTCTGCCAGCCCCAGACAAAGCAGCATCTATTGCCTGCATTGGGTCAACGCCAGTATTGAGCTGGACGCTTGTGTCTTGGGCTCTTTGCAAAGTCCTGGCGTCAGCTGCCTGGCCCAGCTGATCAATGCCCTCGCGCACAGCTCCTGCTATGGCCGGTGCGTTTTTGACCACCTGGTCAACGCCCTCAGCTAACGCGCGGCCACCAACACCGCCAAGAGCCGTAGCCAAACCAGTTTGTCCTAAATCAAGCTCATCCTGGATACCAGCCTGCACGTTGATATTCTGCCGCATTGCGTCAAAAGCCCCTGTGTAGCCAGCGCCCTCATAAGCGGCCAACATTTTGGGATTAAGAGATCCACGCAAGAAACGCGAGAAACCTTGCTTGCTCATTTGCTTGGCGCCGGCAACACCCAATGTTCCCAGGCCAAGTGTGCCTAGCCCTACATATGTTGTTGGATCTGTGGCTATACCTTTGAAAAACCGCTTGGTCCCGTTCCAGCTCATGCCGGGCAGGCGCTCATAATCCTGGAAAAGATGGTGCATTGCCAGCTTGGTCATGTCGTCCTGACCGTTCAGCTTGACTGTGTTGACGGCCATGCTTGAGAAATTGTGATTCATCTGACCAATGAACTCTATGCCCCATTGTGCATATTCTTCTGGCGTCTGCGGCTCGCGCGCGCCCCGCGCCATGTTCCGGCCTTTCAGATCTCTGTCGCCCCGGAAGGTTTCATAAATGCGCTGACTGGCGGCAGCCCAGTTGGAGCCAGTGGGTGAGCTCATATCTATCAGCTCGCTTTCATCTAGCTCTTGGGCTGTGTTGGTCGGCATGACATCTTTTTTAAGGATGTAGTCAACATCCAGCTCAATGTCTGATGCGTCCTGGATAGCCTTGGCATATCTGCCATTTGCCATTCTGGCATCTAGCCGGCTGTTCGCAAATGAGGTTAGGAAATCCACTAGCTTGTCCTCAGTCTGTCATCATCGCCTTTTAGCCACTCTTTGATAAAATCAAATAATCCGCGACCATCTTGGTCCTCTGTAGTTGCGGCGGCATCTTCTGCCTCTCTAAGCGCCTGAGCGTTTTTTCTTGCGATCGATTCAATCTCGCCAATGGTTTCATACTCTAAGGCTTTTTGAACTTGATTGAGATCGCTTCGTCCCACTGCTAACTGAGCCTTTAAAATGTCCTCCGGCAGCCATTGGCTGGCCGGTTTACCGACTGCCTCACGCACCAAAGTGGCTGGAGCAAGAAAGTTGAGCTTTTGGTTTAAGGACCGACCAAACATGTCCCTTACTTGATTGTATGCCTCTTTGCCCGACAGGCGCATGTCAGGGTCACTAGTCAGCTCAAAGTATGTAGCTAAGGCGTCTGCCCGCCTGGCTTGCTCGCCAAAGTCAAATTCAGCTTGGAAGCCCGCATCTTGCTGTAAGAGCTTGTTTAAGACTTGCTCATATCTTTTGATTTCTTCGACCTCAGGGGTTTTTGCCTTGGCTGATTCTGCAAGTGATATGACCTTCTCAAGCGAGCCTTGCGTAATCTTTCCATTCGGACCCAGCGCGGCTGTGGCCGTGTCAACGAGCTCATTGATCCCAGCTTCAGTATCTTGCGCTAAAATTTGTTGCTGAATATTCGTTACGAACTGTGCGTCATCGACAGGCGCATCACCGCCGCGCACCAGCTTAATCAAGGCGTCTGCTGCCGGCTGCCGGATCTCTCCAAAAGTCAGTGCCTCACTGATATCAAGCTCTGTCGGCATAGCTTGGATCTGAGCATCTGTGGCGTTCTCCATACTGCCGGCCCGGAACCTCGCAAAAAAGTCACGTTCAGTTGTTTCTTGTCTCTTTTTAAGGTCTTTCGCGGTTTTAGTTTCTGCTTTCTCAGCTGCAGTGACAGCGCGCCTAAATAATTTGTCTGATAGTGATGTTGCTTTTGCTGTCAGGCTGGTGCGTGTTTCAGCGTCCAGGCCTTCATATTCCTTGGGATCAAGCAGTTTTAGAATGACTTGATCAGCCAGCTCGGCGTTACCAGACAGGGCAGCTGAGTTGAGCTCAGAATTGACTTGTGTCTGCGCGATATCACTGCCGGCAGATTTTCTGTTTTTTAACGCTGTTTGCTCATCGATAAGGCCCAGCTGGGCCATGTAATCATAAAGGCCCACGCCTTGTTTGTTGTAGTTTTCAAACAGCTCTATGTTTGCAGCGTTTACCTCACTGGGGCTGCCAATAGCTGCCCTTTCCTTCAAACCGTCTGCTGTCGCGTAAAATTTTGCTATGTTGCGGTCAATCAAGTTGTTACGCGCTATTTTCATAAAACCCAGGCGGCTGCTCTCGTAAATAGTAGAAAACTGGGTCGCTATCTGGCTTTTTACCCGCGGATCTGTAACGCCCTCCATAGCCATCATGCGGATTGGCGCCATGCTGGTATCGAAAAAACTAGACGCCTGGCCGTTAGTCTCAAAAACTCTGTTTTGATTGTCGGGGTCTAAAACAAAATCTTGGACTGCCTTGGTTGCCTGCGCCACCCGCCCGGCAACCTGGCCGGCTCGTTCTGCCTTTTTTTCTGCTTCATAGAATGATGCACTGATCCTAAAGGCTGTGTCACCCAGCTGGGCCAAAGCCCTGCCTGGCGCAGCCAAAGCATTTGGATTTGCCTGGACAGTCATTGGCTGAGCGCCAACAGCTGCTGTACGTTGCGTCTGCTGGCTGTATGTAGGAACTCTCATCAGCCTATCGCCTTTACCTGGCCAAAGCCGCTTAGCAAGCTGGAGCCTGCGCTGATGAAGGATGATTTTCTGGCAGCGGAGGCATAAAGATTATTGAGGTTAGCTTGCATCCTTTGTTGCAGCGCGCTCTCTTCTTTTTGCTGCTTGCCGACTTTTGCGTTGTACCGCCGAACCGCGATTTCCTCATCTGCCTCAGCTGCATTAGCCAGGGCCACTTTTAGCGGGGTGCCGCCACTTGCTATCCAGCCATTATATCTTTGTGCCTGCTGCGTTGCCGCTTGGAGCTTTGCAAAGTCGCGCTTGAACCTGACAATCGCGTCCTCGTTCTCCAGGATGAGCTGTTCACCCTCTTGCTCGGCCACAAGCGCATTTCGCTCATTTATCTGCGCGTTGTAGCGGTTAGCCCGTGCTTGGGCTCTGCCTTGTTGCATTGCGCCAACAGCTTTTACTGCGGCGCTGGCAATCATCAAAGGACCAGATGCCATTAGCTCACCCTCGCATATCTAAAATAATCACGACCATCCACGCCGTAGCCGCGCATCAGGCCCTCGTTTTTAAAATCTAAATATTCGGCAAATCTTATTGCTTCATCCCAGTCGGCCCTTACAGCGGCCTGGACGCGGTGCAGCTCATTGGTTTCTATAATGTCATCGAACCTGGCGCGTATAGCTTTGATCACGCCAATAGGCTTTTCTCTGATGCGCCAGCTGCTGACAATCCAGGCCTCGCCAACACCCAGCCATAGTTTTTTGATACCGGCAGAACAGATAACGTGGCCATTATCAAAGGCTGTATAAGCCATGCCGGGCTGATCTAGCCCGCTGCCAAACCCAAAATAGCGCTTATAATCTTCTGGGTTTTGGTCATTGGTGCGCTCTTTAATAATGTGATCAACGTGATCAGTTAAATATGGGACTATGTTCATTAGCTCTCAAATGTCGTTAGGCGCGGATATAGCGCCAGGATGGTAAGTGGCAGGGGCTGGTCTTGCTGGACAACAATGCTGGCCTCGGTCTCATACCCTCCCCTAAACTCTATTTCTTTATCGCCCGTAAATAATGGCGTGGCAGTATCCATGACGTTTGCACTAGATCTGAAAGGCACGATATCAAGCTCATTCTCGCTGCTTCCTATCTTTGCCCCCACAGACCTATACAGACGCATGGTGACGCCGTGTACGCGCTTTATACGGCCCTGGGCGGTGCCTTCAGTGTCGCCGGCCTCTAGGCGCATGGTTTCCATCGTAGAGGTGTAGTTAAGGCCTATATGAGCGACCTCAGCTGCGCGCTCTAGCGTTATGGAGCCAGAGCTTACAGTTTTGTCTGGGTGCGTGGCGCCATCTGCCAGGATGCTGACTGTCTCGCCCTCTAGGTGCGTCAGACCGCTGATTGTTGTGGCAGCTGCGCCGGAGTAGGTCAGGCCGCAATCAACAAAATAGGCATCATTTACATCCGAGCCAAAATCATAGTTAGAAAAATACTCGACATGGCGCACAGTGCTGCCATTTATGTAGCGCTGCACGATGACATAGATGTCATCCTCATCCAAATCGCCCGGCACCGTGGCAATACTCTCAACCTTGGCATGGGTCAGGATTTTATCGGTTTGCTCAGTGGCTGGCGCAGATGTCAGCGCAACAATGTCATTGGTAAAATCTAGCGAGCTTGCAACCCGGAACTCATTGTCAGAGATCTTTTGTACAAAATATCTGGTGTTCTCTGCCAGGCCGCCAATAGCCGTGCCAGGTGTTTCATAAAAGATGAGATCGCCTGTTTTAAGGCCATGTGATGCCGAGTAGATATTAGAGTTAGCGATATTGACGCCCTGGAAAAACTGCTGCGTGGTGTCACTGCCTGGCGCAGAGTACAGCGTGATTGCCGTGCCGGCAGAGGCATTTGCTGCGCTGGATGCCAGGCTGATGGTATTGCTATCCACACTTATAACAAAATAGACGCTCTCATTATCAAGGCCCGTGATCGAATTGGTGCTGGCGTTATAGTAAATTGGATCGCCGGTTGTCAGGCCGTGGCTAGACAGCGTGATGCGATTATTGCTTGTGTTTACCGTGGTGCTGTTAGCCGTAAAGCTAATGCTTTGCACAATGATTGTTTTGCCGGTATCTGATTTGCCGCCAAAAAGGTGCTTATGAAAAGCAATCACGTTCTCTTCGCGCCGGTATGTCATGCCGACCAGTCGGCCATCATCTAGAACCAGCCAGACCACATTGTCCGGCTCTTGCTGGTGCGCTATCTCAACAATGCCGCTATCTGTTATGTGTTCTGCCAGTATCGTTAGATCAGGCGCCTGATATGAATCCGTATCGAAATTGTAGACCAGCTCGCGGATTTTACGCTTGGCGCGCTGCACAAAGAGCGTGACGTTACCGACTTGCACTGGCTGGATGTTGGCAGAGCCATATGAGGCCTGGCGCTTGATTTGTGCGTTAGTCGGGCTGAGCGGCTCCGGGCCGCCTGATGCAGTAACCGCGAACTCACCGCCAGACGTGCCGACAATAAGCGCCCTACTTGATGATAGGTAGCGGATGACGTTGACCTGGTTAGATCCAATGGTATAGATCAGCGCATCGTCAGCATCGATGCCATCAGCGAAATCCTCAAAGTCACCGGCCACACTAAAGAATATTGTTTGGGGCTGCGCCGTTGTATTGGCAAAGGTCAGCCGTTCCTCATAAAACGCGACAGCTGCCGGAAAGCCTGTTGTGACCGAGAAAGCACCCAAGGCAAAATCTGTGTCGGCCTCTAGGTCACCGGCTATGGTAATGCTTTGGCCTGCGCTCTCATCGGTTACATCAACAGATGGCGCAAAAAGCATTGTGTCCTCGGTGACCTGGACAAGCAAAATAGCGGCCTGATTGTTTCCGCTAGTGCCGGCCCCGGTGGTCGTGACCTTCATGCCTTTCTTGAAGCCTTCTTTTACAAAATTACCAGCGGTATCTGTGATGCGGTCATTATGCTCCAGGCCCGTGGCTGATGGGTCGCCTTCGTGAAATGCCAGTGTGGTGGCTGTCATTGACGGCATCAGCTCACTTCTGCGCTCGACATTTTCCTGCACAGTTGCTGTGACCACAGTGGCTGAGGTAAAGGCAGTGATTTTGGCAAAGCCATCATGCAGCCTGATTATCCGGCCAACATCAGTACTGACAAACAAACTAGCCGAGGCTGTGACTGTTACGCTGCCTGTTCTGCCATTCGCCAGAAGCGTTGTGTCTGTGATGTTGTCATCCTGCATTGGACCCCGGCGAAAATCCACCTGGGTAAATGTCCAGGCAGTGTCGCTGGTGCGGGTGATCTTATAGACCGGGTGGCTGGGATGTACGATGTACATCACGTCAGCTGACTGCACATATTTTAGATCTGGCAGCTGCGCCGTTGTATAGACTGTCGTGACCTCCACCGGGCTACCACTGGACACAACTGTGCCGCCATCCTTGTGGATTCTAAAATACTCATTGCCAAATTCCAAGGCGTAAGTCTGTTCGACATTGAACTCAAAAGGTATCAGCCTGGTTTTTGCGGATGCTGTTTTGACAGCGCGCACAAAGATAGTGCCTGGCCGCCGTGAGGCACCACCATGAGGATGCACCGTAAAATTCTCTAGTTTCCTGCTGCCCTGGAAATATTTGACAATGTCGGTGCGGCCATCCAGGCGCGGCGAGAGCTCACCGGCTGTAAAGTTATTCAGGGCTGGGCTGGCTTTTGTCATTAATATCTGGATCTGATAAAGGTATCAGCCTCAAGCGAGCCGGCAGCTGCAACGCTTGTGACGCTGGCCGGAGTGCCTTCTGTTGCATCGACAAAGCGCGCCTCTGATAGCTTGGATGTATAGAGCTGGTTCAGCGTCTGTGTCAGCGTGGATGAGCCAACAATGTTGTAGCTCACGTCAGCTGCCAGGGCTGTGGCTATGGTCTCTGTCAGCAGCGTGTCATATTGCTGTGGGTCAGTGATTCGCCCTACATACACCAGGTTCACAACAGCCTCGTCTGTCAGGATCTTGCGGCCCTCGACCCGGTAGATAATGTCGTGAAAATCAAGATGTAGGACGCGCAAGCAAAATGGGTCTGTCGGCAATGTAAATGCGTATGCGAACTCAAAGGCTGGGGCATCGCTGTCAGCTGCTAGTTTTTTGCGTGTGATCAGGCTGTTCCAGGGATGGGCTCTGAACACCATGTCCCGGACAAATTCATAGCGCTGGTTTAAGACACGCGCCGCCTTGCTGTCCTCGGTCAAAGCAGTAATGTTTGCTGCCCCGATCTGGTTCAGTGCGCTGTTACAGATATCAACAACAGATGCCATGAGTTTCCCTCAAAGAAACGGCCAGCCCATCTCTGAGCTGGCCTATCTCGGTTAGTTTACAACGTAAACGATGTTGAACGACATGGTGCCGGCAGTGCCACCAGTTGCGTTGAAAGTCACCGCAACATAGTAGTAATCACCGGGATCAGTCGAATCACCAGCAAGCTCATATACTCTCTGGCCGGCAGTGTTTATGTCTGCCGCCTCAAAGCGTACATCAGCCATTGCAGCTGCATCGGCCACTGAGGATGCAAAGACATCTTCGTCTTTCACAGTCCCGTCAGGCAGATACAAACCTACGTTGAAAGTGCATGACCCGCCGAATGTATCGGTGCCGATAAACAGCTGCGGGATCGTTGCATGGCTTGGTATTGGCGCCAGCATGACAATGTCATTGTCGGTGCTATCACCAGCAACAAGCTCGATTGTGCCTTGAGCAACGCGGAGCTCACCGCCAAGCAGTGCCGCATTGTTAAACACCTGTGGGCTGGCTTCAAAGTTAGCAACCAGATCTGAGTTTTTAGTTGTCATAACAGGCCCCCCTATGCGCTCTCATCGCAATCGATTTGAACGACCTTTTCCTCTTCCATCCGGGTCGCGCCGAACTGGGCGCAATAGTAAACCTGGGTAGAATAGGATTTGTCAGATCTTTCATCGATACGACTGGTTACGTCTTTACCCACCGCCAGTTTGAGGCCGTCCTCGGCCCAGGCAAAGCAGGTGCGAATGTTGCCAGATTTGGCAAGGCGAGTGGTCACATGGAACTGGAATCCCATGAATGTGTTGATCTCACCCTGTACCAAGGCTTTGACTGTATTAAAGTCAGAGCTTGTGACAGAGGTGGTGTTCAACAACGCCTCAATTTGGTCTGGCCCCAGGGCAATGTGCCTGGGTATTGATGGATCAACTGAACCAAGGTCAAGGATCTTCTTGGCCTCAATCAGCTTAGCCACGCTCATATCAGCTGAGCCATTGGCTATCTGGTTAGCAGCAAGCATTGTTGTGCTTGACGCTCCAGCTTTGCCGGTCAGTGACGTTCCTGTGGCTGCCGCAATGATGGCATCGTCCATCGCCCGGCCCATAGCAGCCGCTGCCGCACGGGCATAGGTGCTTGTTGGGTCGATAAGCATTTGAACTTTGTCAGCATCATCGATTAGGTCTGCCCATTCATACGCATCCATAGTCACCATCCGGCGGCTATGTGGGGTATCAACCATCGGGGTATCCTGATGGCGTGATGTGCGTTTTACCGCTGCAGCTGCACCGACCTGGTCGAAAAAGGCTTTCTCGCCAGTCACTGATTCCTCAGACACGCCGCCCCGTAGGATGGAGCCGGTCTGCTGAGAAAGCAGCTGAACATTAGTGCTAAACTGCTGGGAAAACGCGGTTGTGATTTGAGTGCTCATAGCACCCTCCTTTCACTAAGCGTTTACAAAAAATCGCTACCCAACAGTGTGTCGGACGAAAGGTTTTGCAGTTACAGTTGCGCTGACCGGGGCTATGCAGCTTGTCCGGGTTTCTTACTCTGGGGCTTTGCCAGCTGGGCCTGGGGCTTATCAACTGGCAGGATGACCCATTGTAAATTCTTTTCTGCTTGCTCTAGAGGATTGGCTATTATCGCAGCTGAGCCTGTTTCCAGGGTCATCCGCAGCACCTCCAGGCGCAGCATTGCATCATCATTCGGCAAGGGAGAGCTCCCTTAATCTAAAAACCTCCTGGACAGTCCAGTCATGCTGTGGGTGCCGCTGGTCCCAGTATGGGCCTTTAGGAGCCATGAGCTGGTCTATTTGTCCCTGCGCCTCGGATGGCGTCAGTGATCCGCTAGACTTGATGCCCTCCAGGCTGTCCTCACCAATTTTCGATGCAATAAAATCGCTTATATTAACCATTGTCCTGATGAAATCAGGGTGATCCCCCACCGTGCTGCCATCAGCCAACACAAGCTCTGATAGCGAGCTATGCTGGTATGATTCGCCGTTCTCAGCGTAGGCAGTCACCATAGTTTCATCTGGTGCAAACTGTGTAACAACACCAGCTGCAGCGCTTGCCTTGTCCTCAAAGGCGGCGCCATATTCCTTTTTTAGCTGGGTTACGACTTGTTCCTGGCTAAATTCTGGCGCTGGCGCTTCATCCAGGCCAACCTCGGCTGCATAGGCATTATATTCGTTAAGAAGATTTTGCGCCTGCCCTGGCGTTAGGCCGGTTTTGTGGGCCACGCCTTTGAACCAGCCAAGCATCTCTTCATTGGCCTCTATGCCTTCGCCTGGCTCGTTTGTGAGCTCGTAACCCTCTGCGCTTTCTGGCCGGCCTAATTTATCCCAGACCGGGTTCCAGTCATCCTCTGTCGCAAATTTGCCCGGTATGGCTATCTTATCCGCGCCAATCATCGACTGCGCGTGGACAAAGCCCTTAGCCAGGCCGCCTACATCCTTTATTGTTGAAAGTGATTTATGGTCCCTGATGTCCTCAGGAATCGCTGAGCGCCAGTCCTCTGACACAGACGGGGCTACCTCAGCTGAGACCTCCGCTACCTGTTCTTCACTCATTGTCAATCATATCCTCTATCTGTTTACGATCTCGCAGCATTGATTTGATAAAAAGCACTACCGTGCGCTGCCCTTCGCGGTAGGCTGTCTCGTATGGATCTGGTGAAAAGGTTGAACTATTTTCACAAAATCTCACGCCCAGATCCTCTAATAGTTGCTCGCCTTGATCTGACGTGAACACTTGCTTGTAGAGTGCTATAGTGTCCTCTGGCGTCATTGCTGGTCACTGACTGCGCGGATGAACGGAGCGCCCTCACCGGCTGCCTGAGCCGCTTGCATGGCCTGCTGCATCTCCATCTGCTGCTGCTGTTCAGCTGCCCTGGTCTGTCGTATCCTGGCAATCTCATCCTGACCCCTGACTGCCGTTGCCGGCACCGAGAGAACCTTGACCAGATGCTTCACAAACCCGTCAGCATCGATGTTGTCCAGGATGCTTGGATCTAGCTGTACCATTGGCTGCATAAGCTCCAGCAGGCGCATGGCAGACTGGATGTCACCCTGGCGCTGCGCCTTGGCCAATGGGCTTACATATTCAATATCTATTGTTGTATCGCGCATGAACTCAGGAGCTGGCCGGAAAACCTTGCGCTCGGTCAATATAGAAAACACCCGGTTGATCAATGGCTGCAGCAGCTCGGCCTGCAGCCTGCCCAGGACGGGGCCAAGCAGGCGCATCTTTTCTTCTGTTCTTTGCACCACCTCGGTTGCCGTCATCTGCGGCCCCTGGCTTAGGATGAGCTGATCGACAAAGAAGGCTGATTGTATGGCTTTGCGGCGCTGCTCTTCCATTTGCAGGCCCAGCGGGTTGTTTGCGCCTATATTGAGCGGCTCCAGGCGGTCCCTGGTGCCTGAGCGGTAGAAATTCAGTCCACCCGGAACAGTGCGGATAGGAAGGATGAACCCATCATCAGGAACGAGCAAGGGAGGATCGACCTGTTTTTGCGCTGCCCGGATGGTTACCTCAGACATCTTGTTGATCATTTTGATGTCTGGTAGGGCGGTCATGGCTGGTGATCTGCCATATCCAATCTCAAAACTGGCCTTGAGGAACCTGGGCGCCATATACGGGAAACTATCAAAGCCCTTTTCGCGCAATGCTGTTTTGGCTTCGGGGTCAAGATATATCGATGCAAAGGCCTTGTTTTCGCTGGTGAGCTTGGTGATATCCCGATCCTGGCGTGGGAACACCGCATGGATCAGGGTCACCAGCTCATAAGGATTCTCGGTGTCTGTCTTTTGTATTTTTTGTGATAGGTTGTCGATGCCGAACTCATTGACCACAGCCCTGGCCGGCATCTGGAACTTGCGAAACACCGTATCGACACGGCCCGTTTCATCTTCTGATATATAACATTCTGCTATATGTCGCGTTGAGAACCTGACATCGAACTCATCATCATCCTCGACAAAGATCACGCCTGTCCCAAATGTAATCAGATCGTGATAGAGCTCATGGATCTGCTCGGCAAAATTAGACCGGGCAAAGGCTGTATACATGGTCTCTTCCACAGACAGCAGATATTCCTTGGCTTCATCATTGCCCTCTAGATCTGGGTCCAGATAGCGCAGGCTAAACCATTTTGTGGACATATTGGTCAACATGCCGTGCAAACTGGCGCTCAGCAGCTCAGCTGCATGGATGGCCGTGCTGTCAAACACAAGCTCGGTGCGCTTGTCGCCCGGTGATCTTTTCTTTGTCACGTCAGCTTTACGCGGCACGACAAAGTCAGCAATTTCCTGCCAATGGCTCTCCCAGGTCTGCCTTTGCGATTGCAGGCTGGAAAACCTTTTTAGCAGGATTACTGCTTGTTCATCGACTGTTGCCATTTATTGTCCTGTCAGTGATTTTTTCTGCACATTTTTGCCTTTGCCGGCATAGGTCTGTGATCCCAAGATAGATCTGCCCTCACCGGCCCGGCCTGGACGCTTGCGCCGCTGTGGCCCAGCTTCCTTGCCCCTGACAACATCGTCAGGATCGCCATCGCCGCTGGTATCTTCTGGCTTTGGTGACCCTGTTGGCGGCGGTGTTGTTGCCGGTGGATCATCAGCTGGCGGGTTATAAACATCTGGTATGGTCGGCTCTGGCCCAGGATCAGCTGGTATTGTTGGCTCAGCCTCAGGGTCAAAGCCGGGCGCGCCAGGCCTTGGCGGTTCTTCCGGGTCTGGCTGATAACCGCCATAGGGAAAGTCACCCGGCTGTGTGGTGTCGGCTATAGAATCATCCGGCATTTCCGGCAGCACCGGCTCTGGCAAGGGTCGCTCCGGCTCTTCTATGTCCGGCACATAACCCTCGTAAGGCATATCTGCGACTGGATCATCTACCGGCGGCCTTGCTTCGATCGGCGGTGTGTCATCGGGTATTACTGGCGGTATATCAACAGGAATGTCTGGCTGAACCGGCTCTGGTATTGGACGCTCTGGCTCTTCTGCATCCGGCACATAGCCGTCATATGGCATATCTGGTGGTATTGTGGGCGGTAATGTAAAGCCCGGATCATCGTCATCGTCATCAATATCGTCATCCGGGAATGTATCCGGGAAATCAATATCAATAGGATCAGGCTGTGGGCCTATCTGGTCTGGCGGCCTTGTCCCTGGGTTATCAGACGGTCTGTCAGGCTCTGGCTCCGGCTCTGGCTTAGGCTCAGGTTTCGGCTCTGGCTCTGGGGCAGGCGGTGGTGATGGTGGCGGTGTTGTTGGAACTCCGGGCGGTTCTGTATTGTCTATTGGGTCTGGAGCGGGGCTATCGCCCCCATCTGATGGACCGCCACCCCCCATTGTTACTTCATCTTCTTTGCGCCGCCCAGGAGCGACTTATACTCAACGCTATCCTCATTAAGGACGCCTTGAGGGCCAGTCACCTGGGTCTTTTTCTTGTTGACCTTTTTCGGGTCTTTTATCTTTGCATCCGTATCAGCTGCAACAGCTGAAGCCGGTACGGCTTTTGCCGGTGGTGGCGGTGGTGGAGGTGGTGGCGGGGCTGACGATTTGCTGCCCCCGAACAATCCAGACATGGTTAAGCTCCTACATATCCAAGTGGGTTATAGTGCGAATCCGCAAATGCTTGCGGGGGTCTATCGGTTGCCCTGGCGTCCTTGATACCAACCGCCAAATAACGAAAAGCATCCGCAGCATGTGACGACCAATCGTGAACAGGGGTATTACGAAAACTTCTAAGTCTTTCATTGTAGGCTCGGTGATACTGTCGTAAGGCTTCGAGCCCCGGTTTTGTGAGCTCTTTATCAAACCAGCAGCGTGGTATAAGCATCTGTGCAGCATGGAGCCCATCCTCGACAGGCAGCTTTGGAACCACCCTAAAATTTATCCCTAGATCCCAGGATACCTCCCGCCGGCTCTTGCCACTGCCCAACTCTCTGACCTCAATGTCATGCGGCGCGTTATGGCTCCCATACAAATATTCTTTTTGCTGCAAAACAGCAGCGTAATGGGGCAAGCCCTCGCCCCTGTTCTCGTAAAAGTCGATCACATGCACAGCCCGGCCAACGCTTTGGGTAAACCAGATCGCCGTGCTATCGCCTATGCCCAGATCCCACCAGGTATCAACCGTGTATGCCGGGTCATATGGCACACTGCTGATGCGCCCCATTTCCTGGATCTGCTGCAGCTCTTTGCCGAAAACAGCACCTGGCACATTAGCCACCCATGAGCACTCAAATTCCTGCTGGTACTGGTCGGCTGACATCATGGACCTGGCAGCATCCAGCTCTTCTGCATCCAATATGCCAGTCTCACTAGCCTTATGGATCGCCGTGTACCAGTCGTCCTGGCTCTCAGCAGCCGTATAAAGCTCATAGAAGGCGTTGTGGCCCTTGGGTGTACCAATGAACAGCGCCTTGCCCTTACGATCGCTCAGCGCCGGCCTGATGATCTCAGGAAACAAACTCTCCGGCATGTCAGCCATCTCATCAAGAACGGCCATATCCAGGTAGATTCCACGGAGTGAATCTGGATTTTCAGCACCTAGCAGCTGTATCCTTGCACCATTGGGCAAGTCACACCGCAGCTCAGTCTCATGGAAGCGAACCATCGGTATCTTGCCGGCGAACTGCTTGAGGTAGTCCCAGGCAACAGCCTTGGCCTGCCGATAGGTCGGCGCTATGTAAGCACAGCGAGGGTTCGTATGCTGGTTAAGCACAGCCTCCCTTAGCAAGTGATTGATAGCCATGACTGTCTTGCCAGCTCGGCGGTGTAGCACGACTACGCCCCAGCGCTTCTCGGATAGCTCAGAGTGGATCTGAGCCTGCAGCGGCCTTGGGGAATAGGGGATTTCGATGTTCATTAGAGACAGGCTCTTGTCAGGGTTTATATACGTTATAGACACAGCGCCCGGTCTTTTGGGGGGCCGGGGGTGGTCGCCAGGAAATCGAGACATTGCAAACGGGTATGTATCCCGCACCCACTTGTAGGCTAGCCGGGCATTACAGAGCGCTGGGTCACAGCTCGGTCACAAGATCAGCTTTGTAAACTAAAATCAGGTTGACATATGCCTCGTTCTCCTTC